GGGCTGGCTCCATATCGTCGGGGAAGTTGGCAGTTGAGCCATCTGGGAGCCGGACTTTGACCATTATTCAAGCCTTCCCGTCGCTGGGTTGAATGTGTATTCGCGTGGGGCCTGCTGGGGGGCGGCTTGCTGGCCGCCTGCCGCCGCCTTCACAGCTGCGGCCATTTCCTTGATACGCAGAAGCTTGTCGTTGATGCTGGCTTGGCTCTCGAATGGCTTGGGTGTCACGCTATCGACTAGCTTGCGGACTTCTTCAACTGGGGCAGCAGCACCAGACACACTGTAAAGGTACGACTGAGCGATAGTGCCGAGAGCCTCGGTTGCCTGCTGATAACCGGGCGATGAAAGGGCGCGTCCCGGACGGCCACCAATAAACGGGATCTCTGTATTCGCAGCCTGGTTCGCGCCATTGGCCAATTCTGCCCAGTTGGTTTCTACCCGCTGCAATTCGGGCTCGATAACAGTAGACAGCATTTCAAGCCGACGCTGGCCCTCGGTCGGAGGTTTGTTGGCAGCTGTGGCGGGGTCTGCTGGGCCGCCCGGAATAAATGCCAGATTGCCGCCTTCGCCCCACTGATATCCAGACGGGGCATTGCCCATACCAGACTGCGGGTCGCGATAGTCGCCGATAACCTGACCGGTCACAGGGTCAACAAGCTGGCCGTTGATTTCCATTGGCTTGGGGCTTGCAACCTGCCCATATCCAGGCTGCGAGCGTGCCATTGCCTCTTGCAGTGCAATATTGGCCTGACCTGCATCAATCAGCGGGACAAGATCATCCCAGCCCTTGCTTGTGAGGTAGGCTTTTGTGGCGTTGGTCTGCTCGGACTGCTGGGCCATTTCGGCCTGCTTGTCGCCGCGCATGTCCCGATAGGGCTGCATTTCCTGCGTGCGCCGCGTTGCCGCGCCAAACGCATTGCCCACGTTGGTCGAGTTGGAGAGACCGTAGCCAAGGTCTTGCAAGCCTTCGCTGGCAAACTGCTTGAACTTCGGGTTCGCCCATGCTTCCGAAAACCACTCGTTTGCCATCTTACATCATCCCCACTGCTTTACCGGCATTGCCTGCCACATAGCCGATAGCCTGCTGCCACCATGGGGCTGTCGGTGTCGTCGTAGATTGCGTTTGCCCGCCCTGCCCTGCCGTGCCCGCAAGCACAGCCGAGGCATTGTTGAGCGGCATCCAGCCCGCATCATGACGGCGCCGGAACAGATCGTTTTCAGCCTGTGTCAGCGCCAGAGCATTGGCGTCCTGCTGAGCGCCGATGTTGGCCTCAACACCAGCCGGGGCCATGCCCGCCGAATAAAGGCCGGGGAGCATCTGGGCCGCCGACAACTGGCGAGACTGGTCATTCTGGAAGTTCTGGTAATCGAGCCCTGCAAGCGTCTGCGTTGCCGCCTTGCCTGCCGCATCACCCATAACGCTGGAGCCGAAACGGCCATCAGTGAGGAAGGACGAGCCCACGCCGGTCATGGCGTCATCAAGTGCGCCTTGTCGCATGGCGCTATAGCCGGGGTCATTGGTTCCGAACCGGTTGCCCGCCGCAATGTCGGCAAAATCACTGGTCGCGCCCGCAATGCCATTGGCATAGTCCGGGTTTTTGCTGGCTGAGAGCATGGAGCCCCAAGCGTTCTGGGTTGTCGCGCCTGCGCCGGGGTTCAATGACTTGTCAAAGACCTTGTAGCCGCTATCAACCTGCCCTTGTACGCCCGTGAGCACCTTGCTCAGCGTTGGGTTCACGTCCGGGTTAGAGGGCGCGCTCGAAGTTGTTGTGGTTTCAGTACCGCCACCGCCCATATCAGAGCCCTTTCCTTAATCCGTTTCGTTGGCCCTCAAAGGGCAGATAGTCAGGCAACAGCCGCGACCAATCCCGACCGCAAAGCCGGTGTTCTGTGCATTCCGCTTGGCGGGCGATGTTCTCGATGTGCGCAACAGCGGCGCGAATGATCGCAACCCGCGTCTTGGGGCCGCCTGCGATTTTCCCGGCCAGGTATTTGGTCCAGCACACGCCGTCATGGGTGACTTCAAGAACCATCAGGCATCTACCGGGGCCGGTTATCTCCAAAAGCCCGTCAGCGCCTCGCGCTAGGCGATTGTGCAGCCCTTCAAGGGTCTGGGAGGTGTCTTGCCGCAGTGCCGGTGCCAGTATTTCGGCAAGGGCTGGCCATTCATCCGCAATGCGGGCCGGTGGAACATGAGTGAACTGCATTTAGCTTCGGGCGACCGAGTAGATCACGTGCACGGTCAGGGCCGACGAGCCTGCACCAGCGGTTGCCCGCAGCGACCAGCCTGCCTGCAAAATGTCGTCGTAAATCTCTATGGCGTCATTGGCTGGCACTAACTTTGAAGTGCACAGCGGATAGGCCGTGGTATTGGCCACATCGTAAGCGTCGAGCGTGATGGCAACAGGACTGCCCGTTGCATTGGACACGCGGATCTTGCCAATAGCCTGCTTACGGTCTTCTTCTGCCACAATGGTTGTAACGCTGGTGGTTGCGAGTGTGACCCGGATAGGCTCAGCTTGATTGAGGGCGGCTTGCCAAAGGCTCATTTGTTGCCCCCCAAGGTCATTTCAAGGCCGTCAACGCCTCGGTCATAGGTCCAGACAGCGCCAGCAGCGTGGGCAACCCGGATAATCACGCACTTGCCGCGCCCGCGCACCGCACAGCGACCGCTTGCCCCCATGGTTGCAGGGGTCTTGAATGTGGAGGCGTCAGCCAGCCGTTCGCGCACGCCAATGGAAACAGTCACGTTCTCATCGTCGGTGACAGGCGTAACCCGGCTGACAAGCATGCTGCGCGTATTGGTCAGCGTGGCCGTGTCGATTGTGGCCGCCAGCACAGACCCATCGAAGAACCCGAACTTGTAGCTTCCATCGAGTGCAGCAAGGCGAGGCCGCCCGCCCTTCCATGCCGCGCTATCAAGCGAATAGGGCAAGGTGTCGATATTGCCGAAGGCGTCCAGATCTTCCAGGGTCAGAGCCGTCGAGGACATGCGCACAATGGCAGTTGTGCCCTCATCGACCGGCACAAACTCACTGGTCGCAATGTCATAGATGATCAGCTCACTGGCCGACTTGCGCCATACCACTTGGCGGCGCTCTGGATCGTAGGCGCCCAAGACGCTCTCGATGTTGTCCACGCTTTCGAGGAACGTGCGATTGACCTTGTCGCTACCGATCTCTTCCACGCCCTGCGCGGTCACACGATAGAAACCGCCATAGCCGATGAAGTAGACAGCGCCGGGGGTCTGAACAATGCATTCCGGGCTTGCTGCGCCGATGTCGGAAATCTTGTCACGGCGAAAAATGCGCTCAGTACCGGTCACGGTCAAAATGTGGGTTGCGCCGCTTTGCAGAATGGCCGCCTGACCGTCATTGAGGGAGCCGCCGCCCATCAGCGCCCCGCCCTCGGCAAATGGCGACTGCTGCGCGCCCTGCGTGGCCCAATTGGTGTAGGAGCCCGGTGCACTGTTGCGCAACAGCATGTTGTCGCCGTCGCAATCAGTGGCAATGATCATTTCAGCCCAGACGAACACAAAGCGCGCTGCCGGAGCGCCGGAGATAGCGTCAACCGTGCCGCCGCTTTCCACGTCCCACTCGAACATGCCGTCTGTGGTGTTGGTCGCAATCAGCCGGTCGCCATACTGGCAAAAGCCCCAATTGTGCCCGGTCGTGACCGTGTAGCCCGAACCAATGCTGGTAAACCCATAGTCAGCATCGAGCGAATAGAGGTTAGACGCGGTGCCAAAATAGCCCTTGAATTCACCCGATGACTGGACAACGGCGAACGCCCCGCGCGGGGCAGCAGGGAGGGCCGTTGCGCTGCTCGTAACCTGCAAGCTCTTGCGCGGATGGTATGAGATGCCTGCACTATCGCGGCGCGGGTTCACATTGCGGACGTTGCGCGACATTGCCGGGTTGGTTTCGGCAACGTCAGGGCGCCATGGGCCAAATGGGAGCATTTACGGTGTTGCCCCGCGCAGCTTGACCGAGGCGCCGCCATACTGCGCAACGGTTGATTGAATGGTCAGGGCGTCAACTGTGCTAAGAGCCTGTGCACGGTAGGAGCCCGCGCTGGGGTCTTCAAACTTCGCCTTGGCGAAATACATGCACATGGCCAGATAGGCTTGTGGCGCGTTAGTAATCAGCCAGTTGGTTGCATTGCTGCTGCTCAGACCGGTCAGGGTGGCTTCATAGTCAAACGTCAGATCGCCATCATAGGAAGGTGCCACTTCAACTGTGGAGCCGGTGACGGCGTAGCAATCAGGGATGCCGGTGGCGATCCAGATGCGGCGCTCGCGGATATGGGCAATACTGGCTTCCACCAATGGACCATAGGTCGATCTGGTCAGCGCGATGGGGCGCACAAAGCCGTCAGGCAGTGCAGCAGAGCCGCTGGCGAAGGTCAGGGTGCCGCTTGTGTCCTTGGCGTAGTTCGGGGTCAGGTGAAGGCGGAACTCAGCCTCAGCAAGCCCGATAAGTTCATCTGTGTCATGCGTGCGCTCGTCCCATTCGTTGATCGCTGCAACAAGGGTCGT